CACTTCAATTGAAAAGATTTTATTAACAAATGCTGGTGCTGGATATGTTACTCCACCCACAATTACCATCACTGGCGGTGGTGGTGTCGGAGCAGCAGCAACTGCATCTATTGAAACTAGTGGTCAAGGTGTAATTAGATTTAGCATTACTGATGGTGGTGTTGGTTATGGAACTGCACCAACTATTACTATAGCAGGTCCACCAGCAAGTGGTATTGCACACACTGCAGTTGGTATTGCTTCTATCGGTCTTGATGGAAGTAGTAGTGTTGTCAAGTCGATTTTCGTCAAGGAACCTGGAAGAGGATATAGTAGTTCACCAACAGTTACAATTTCTGATCCAGAAACTTTATCAGGTGTCGGAACATATCTCTTCAATGAGATTGTTATGGGATCTCAGTCTATGGTTCAAGCAAGAGTCAAAGAATATGATCAAGATACTCACGTCCTTAAAATCTCAAATGTCAGTATAGGTTCTACACAACCAATTGGATTCTATCCAGGTGAAACTATAATAGGTCAAACCTCTGGTGCAGAGTATCCAGTCTTTAGTTATGTACAAGATGATACTTATGATAAATATACCGAGAACGATGAGTTTGAAACTCTAGGAGATAGTCTTTTGGACTTCACCGAAACTAATCCATTTGGGACATTTTAATGTTAGGAACATATTATTACCACGAAATAATTAGAAAAACTATTATATCGTTTGGAACTTTGTTCAATGATATTCATATTCGCCATCAAGACGGTGCGGGCAAAGATGTTAGTGATATGAAAGTTCCTTTGGCATATGGTCCTAGTCAAAAGTTTTTAGCAAGAATTCAACAACAGGCAGATTTGAACAAAGCAGTTCAAATTACAATGCCTAGAATGTCATTTGAAATGACATCTATTCAATATGACTCAACAAGAAAGTCTAGTTTAGTTCAAACATATAAAACTTGTGATGATGGTGGCAGAGCAAAGAAAGTGTTTATGCCTGTACCATATAATATTGGATTTGAACTGAATATTCTTTCAAAATTGAATGATGACGCTTTACAAATTATTGAACAAATCCTACCATATTTTCAACCACACTTCAATCTAACTGTAGACTTGATTGATTCTATTGGTGAAAAAAGAGATATTCCAATTATTCTTGAATCTATAGGTTTTCAAGATGATTATGAAGGAAATTTTGATACAAGAAGATCTCTAATCTACACATTACAGTTTATGGCAAAAACATATCTGTTTGGTCCAATCGCTGATAGCAGTGACGGTCTTATCCGTAAGGTTCAAGTTGATATGTACACTAGTACTGATGTCAAGACTGCAAAACGTGAAATGAGATATACAGTAACTCCAACTGCAAAAGAAGATAAGAATAATGATGGTGTTATCAATGAGCAGGATCATAAATTACTAATGCCTGGCGATAACTTTGGATTTGATGAAGAATGGGAATTCTTCTCAGATTCTAAAGAGTATTCTCCTGCAAGAAAAACTGATATTTAATAATCATGAGTGATAATTATGAGTCCATTGACAACGCACTTGATATTGAAAGTAGCATTGTTGAATCAAAACCAATGAAACCTGTTCCACCTAAAGTGGAAAAGGATGATATAAAGAAAGATTATGAGTATACTCGTGCAAACTTATATTCTTTAATAGAAAAAGGTCAAGAAGCAATCAATGGCATTATGGAACTTGCTGGAGAAAGTGCAAGTCCTAGAGCATATGAAGTTGCTGGGCAGTTGATAAAGTCAGTTGCAGATACCACAGATAAACTTGCAGATCTTCAAAAGAAATTGAAAGATTTGGAAGAAGATAATACTAAGAAAAGTCCAAACAACGTTACTAATAATGCTTTGTTTGTTGGATCCACCTCAGAATTGTCAAAGTTATTAAAGCAAGGTTTTCTAAATAATACAGAAGATACTTCCAAATAATGGCAAAGAAATCCTGTAAAAAAGGATATTATTACTGTTACGCTTCTAAGAAGTGTAAGAGAATTCCTATGGGATATGTTGTCGGTATGGGTGGATGGCTCCGCAGAGAAAAAGAAGAAGAGAAATCTTCTGATGATACTGAAGGTACGAAGAAGAATGGCAACGGAAATAGTTCAAATGGCAATGGAAATGGGAATGGGGGGTCTAATGGGGGCTCTAATGGCGGAGGAGTATCAGAGGCGTGGAGTGCGAAGTACAAAAAGTCCATCGATTGCGATAATCCAAAAGGATTCTCTCAACGAGCCCATTGTAGGGGTAGAAAAATGAACGAAGAAAAGAAGAAAGATCACGAGTATTCTATGGCTCGTTCAGAATTGAAAACTATTAAGAATGCTGCTTCTCGTCTTCAAAAGAAGATGGGTAAAACTGGTGAAGGCGAACTCAAAGCATGGGTTCAATCTAAAATAACCAAGGCAGCAGACTATATTGATACTGCAGCAGATTATGTAACTAATGAGGAAACTTGTCCTATCTGCGGACACGATCCTTGCCAATGTTTGGAAGGTGTTATCACTGAAAAACGTGATGGTAAATCTTCCAAGGATAAGGGATATTCTCTCCGTGACTGGTTCAAAGGTGGTGGTTGGAAACAGACCGGTGGTAAATATGATGGTAAGCCTTGTGCTAAACAACCAGGTCAAAAGACCAAACCATATTGTCGTGACGCAGACGACCGTGCTGCTATGAGTAAGGAAGAGAGAAATAAAAGAGCACGCAAAAAGCGTAAAGAAGATCCAAATCCAAACAGAACAGGAAGAGCAAAGAACGTGACTCAAGAATCTTATTCAAACTGGAAAACAGAACTGGACGAGGGCATCTTTGATTTTCTAAATCCAAAAAATCAAGAAAATGTAAGACAGGGAACTTATCATAAAGATCCTAAGGCTAAAAAGGGAACTATCTTCAGCAACGTTTCAAAAAGAAATGAGATGTTGAAGAGACTTCAAAATCAATCTTTTGAACCAGAAGGTGAAATTGTTGAGGGGAATCGTGATGATGGTGATATGATCAGACCAGGCGATCTGCAGAGATATGGTGCTCCTAAAGGTAGTCCTCGTGGAACAAAAGGTCCAATTAGAAGCATTAAAGACGTAGACTCAAAATTACCTAAAGATACCAGTGGTCTTCAGGCAAATTCTTATGAACCAGAAGGTGAACTGGTTGATGAGGGCAAGAAAGACGCTTGTTATCATAAGGTCAAGTCTCGCTATTCTGTCTGGCCAAGTGCTTATGCATCTGGTGCATTAGTCAAGTGCCGTAAAGTTGGTGCTAAAAACTGGGGTAATAAGACTAAGAAAGAAGGTTTCTCTGATTGGAGAGAAGACATGCTTCTTGAAGGTCTTGAGGATAAACTTCGTAAGATGTCTCCAGAACAGATTGAAGATTTAATCAAAGCAAATAAAGGTGCTGAGAAAAAGATTCGCGATGCAATTAAGAATCTTAGAACTCCAAAATCTCAAGGACCTGGGGCACAACTTCCAAATGTTCCAAAACAACCAGCATCTACTTCAAGTGCTACCCCTCGTGAGACTTATCAAAAAGGTGGTAGTGATCGCGTATCATATCAAAGAGCGCGAACTGTCACTAGAGCAGATGTTCAGGGTGGAACGGAGGCAGCGAAACGTGCCGCTTCTGGTCAAGGTAGATATAAACCAGGAGTTGGAGTTACTTCAGATTTCAAACTAGATCCTAAGTTTAAACCACCAGGTTCTCGTGGAATGGGCGGCAAAGTTCGTCCCCGTGGTCGTGGAAGATTGGGTCTTGCAGTAGGTGCAGCAACTTTAGCAGCACCGTTTGTTGTTGGTGCAATTAAAAAAGCATTCAATAAAGAAGATTATGATTATTCCAACTGGAGAGATGATTTCAAAGCAACTGAATATGAGTCTGTAGATATTATTGAAACAGAACCACTCCAACCAACTAAAGGTATTGGAAGTGATATGCTCGGTGAAGCAAAGAAATGTTGGAAAGGTTACAAGAAAACAGGAACCCAAAAACTTTTCGGTAAGACTTACAACCGTTGCGAAAAAATCAAAAAGGAAGAAGTTGAAATCCAAGAAGCAATTCCTGGATATGATAAGTATGATGCTGCTATGAAAGCGATTAGAAAGAAAAAACTTTCTGGTAGAGCATTAATTGATGCCCTAAAATATGCTGGAGGATTAAGACCCAAAACTGAAAAAGAAGTAAATCAAAAATTGGGTGAAGACTGGCAGAAATCAAACCGTAAAGATGGTGTTGATGGTATGAGTCAGAAATCTGTCAATGCTTACAAGCGTGAGAATCCAGGTTCAAAGTTACAGACTGCTGTAACTGGCAAAAATCCCAAAGGTAAAGATAAAAAGAGACGTAAGTCTTTCTGTGCCAGATCTAATGGTCAGAGAAAGATGCACAATATCGATTGCTCTAAAACCCCAGATAAGAAAATTTGTAAAGCACGTAAACGTTGGAGATGTTGAATTAGGTTTTTATTATGAGTGAACAGTATCTTGGTAATCCTAATCTAAAAAAAGCAAATACGGCGGTTGAATTTACCGAAGAGCAAATCATTGAATTTGTCAAGTGTAAAGAAGACCCCGTTTATTTTGCAAACAATTATATTAAAATTGTTTCTCTTGATGAGGGATTAACACAATTCCATCCATATCATTTCCAGGAAAAATTAATTAATAATTTCCATGCGAATAGATTCAAT